ATCATGGCATCCTGGCATAACTGCGGGGTACGCCCGATCCCGGCTTTTTCAACCATGCTCGAATAATCTTTCATGATTTACCCTTTCTTGCTGCGGCCCTTGCCAGCACCTTTTCTACCTGCTGTTCAAGCCTCTGCTGCAAAAAAATCTCTACATCCGGTTCTACCTCCGGCCAGATGGTGTTGTGCATAGCGGTTGCGCTTGGGCTTCCCATGGTCTGTACCTTTTCTACATTTCCATCGGCATTTCTCCATCTCGGAACTTCGCTGCGTTTCGTGGTGGTGTTGTGGCTTTTCGAGCCGATCACCCTCTGAACCATGCCAATATGACCGTTCGTAAATGCCAGCAGGAAACCTTTGCTTAAATTTCCTTTGCCGGTCAGCGGTGTTAAAGACGTGCTTTTCAGGACATGACCTCGGAAATGCTCTGGTGCGCTGAAAGCCTCCATCCCCATGTATGGGCGCTTCGGTGATGTCTCGAAATATCCCAGATCATTACGAAAACTTGATATATGCAGCTCTGCAAGCAAGCTTGTGTTCGTTGCTTTCTTCCTCTGCACCAGTTCCTTCAAATGGCGCTGTCCCGCTGCGTTCACTGCGTAACGGGCTTTCGCCTGGGCGATCATCAGTTTTCGCGCTTCTCTGGCTGTTGCATTGATCGCAACCTTCGTAACCGCCGGTGTCTTTCGTTTCAAGGCTCCGAGCGCTGCCGTCACATCATCCAGACCTTCTACCGTGATGGTCATGTTTCCGGAATCGTATGTAACATTACTCACTGTCTCACCCTCTCTAAGATCATGCGATAAACGCCGCCCTCGTCCTCACAGGTCACGATCTTGTATGTCCTCTTTTGATCCATAACAAGTTCTTTTCCTACCTTCGGTTTTGCGCCATAGTCCGCCACACGAACAAACAGGATGAGGTGTGCATTGTAAAGTCCTGTGTCAAAATTCTGCTTCGCTCCTGCCTCCCAGTGGGAAGAATGTTTCCGCAGCGTACTCTCTTCCAGGATTACAAGCATGTCTTTCCCGTCGATGTTGTGCATATCAGCGTGTTCATTTCCGTTGAAAAATATCTGGTCAATGTCTGCTGCTACGCAATCCTTGAAGTTAGGCATCGACCATTCCGGTTTCTGCTGGTTATCAAAATCCTGTTTCAGCTCAAATAGAGCCATGCTGCACCTCCTGACGAAAATTCCCCGCCCGTCTCCGGGCGAGGAATCTCAAAATGTGACCGAATCGGTCACATTTTTATTTACTTTTTACGTGACCGATTCGGTCACATTTCTAGCAGACAGTTGCAACCAGCCAGCTATCTACTTTGTCAGGAATCGGAAGCGGATGCGTCTGCAGCTCCAGCATACGGCGGTCCGGATGATGCTCCACATAGCTTCTCAGGACGCGGTTGGTCTGTGCCGTAATCCACTGCTGCGTCTTATCGTCGATATAGGTGCATAAGCCGTATGCCCTCATGAAGCCCGGTGCGGACGAGATCAGGATTACAGTATCATCCGGAACAAGAGGCTTTGTCTCCGGTTTTGCCGGATTCGTCCAGTCGTCCAGATAAACCTCTCCGTATCCGTACAGATCCAAGCTCGGATTGGTGAGATGGCCGTAATATTTCACACCGTTCGGCAGGTCTTTCGGATTAATCAGACCCATCTCGATTCTGCGGTTGTCAAGCAGTTTCTGTACGTTTTCATCAGCCAGGAATGCGCGGATCGCACTTTTGCCCATAATGGCGCGATCGACATTCGTAAATCCATTATGCAGCGTAGTTTCCACCCAGTCTTCCAGGTTGTTCAGGATCTTTGCTCCGCTCTGGCCCCAGCGAGCCGTACCGGTTAAAGTCACTTTGTTGGTAAAGCCGAAGTCAATGACTTCGTTTACTCCCTTTCCGACAATCGGGATTTCGCCCTTCACGATGGCCTGTACAGCCATCCACTCCTCACGTCTGGTTGTTGCATCATTCAGACGGTTATACTCGTCTACGAGTTTCTGGGCGGCCCTCTGCGCCGGTGTCATGCCGCTGTACATATCCTCTCCCGGCATACGGGTGAGAAGCTGATCTGCAGTCGTAACATCATACGGATTGATTAACGGCGGCTTATAGCTCACGGTGGAATAGCCCTGCCCTTTCAGAACCTCGCCACCGGCTCTTGGATGTACAAATGCTGCCATCCTGCGATCGCCCTTTACCATGTCAATATCCACTCTCTCCGTGGCAAACGTCTTTACGTTGGTAAAGAAAGTATCCAGGAAAAACGTATGTACGACAGGTGCCTGACGTACCACTTCCGCAAGATAGCGGGGAGTGTAAATGTTCACTTCATTAGCCATAACTGTTTCCTCCTCCTTGCTTATTTAAGAAAAATACCGATATCGCGGAACGCAACCTCAATATCGGCGGCGGTCACGCCGTCCGGCATTTCCAGGGCATCCGCGAAAAACTCACCGGTCAGGTAGACTACAACATCATCTCCGCTGCTTGCACTGTCAGCAGTAATTCCGTAAAGTCCGGTTGCGTCCGCATCTGCAACTGCAGTTACTTTTCCGTCTGTCAGTACGACCGGAACGTGCGCTTTCAGATCCGCACCTGCGGTTTTGACTTCCGTGATAATCCTGATCGTAGTCCCGGCAATAAAATACTCCGGATCCAAGCTGTAAGACTGTCTTGCAAGATTCATGCTCATCGTTCATTCCTCCTTACTTCTTTGCTCCAATGCCCTTTAAAGCATTCATGAACTCGTCCTGGTTAATGTCCATAGGAGTATTGTTTACATGGTTCATGCCGCTGTCCTTGGTGTCCTTTGCGGCATCATTCAAGTAAGCGTCTCCCTGCGCTTTGGAGCGTTTGACGGCTGCGATTGCATAATCGCTGGCGCTCACAGGATTCACGAACTTTGCGTCGTTTGTGATCTCCTCACTTCCCGGAAGCGCCATATCCTCGATCTCCTTGATACGGTCGCGCTCCGCTGTAGTTGCCTGATTCGCCGCCGCCTGTTCGATCTGTGCAACCAGCTCCGGATATGCTTTTCGCAGATCATCCACTGTTTTGATGGTATCAGTCATTTCCTTTCCCTCCTGCTCTGTATTAACCGGCTTTGTTTCCGGTCCTTTATTTACAAAACGTCCGGCGGCGGGGGCTGCTGCCCGACTGTCCTGTACAAATTTTGGTGCCTCGTTAAAAGGCATGTTCATATTTACGCTGTTAATGAATAACAGGCCGTTTCGGTTCTCTACGACCGTTTCATCCCCATCATCCACCAGTTCATCCACAAAACCGTTGTCTTTTGCCTGCTGGCCAGTCCACCAGCTCGTAGCGTCCATAAGCGCCGCTACCTCGTCTTTTTCTCTTCCTGTCTTTTTCACATACAGCGAGATGATATTTTCCCGGATGGTGGCAAGTGCATTGAGATATTCCTGCATTTTTGTAGCATCCACATATCCGTATACGGCCATCCTCACCGGATGGATCATATAGGTGCTGTCATTGGCTGCCACAACCCTGTCGCAGTGACATGCGATTATCGTTGCTGCACTGGCGCATAAGCCGTCGATTCGTGCCGTCACGACCGCGCTGTGCTGCTCTAACAGGTTCCCGATCGCCTGCGCTGCGAATACATCACCGCCGCCGCTGTTGATTCGTACTGTGAGGGCATTTACATACCCCAGCGCTTTCAGCTCGTCCGAAAAGCTCTTAGGTGTGACTTCATCCCCCCACCAGCTACTATCCGAAATATCCCCGTACAACAGCAGCTCCGCGCTGCCATCACTCAGGTTTTTAAACTCCCAGAATTTTTTATGCATCTCCTGTTCCTCCTGTCGCCTTTTGTTCCGGCTGGTTGATCGCATCGACCTCCCGTTTCCGTTTGGCTTCCGTTACCCTCTGCCGGATGTTTTGCGTATAATCGCCGCCGGTCATTTGTGCGGTCTCCTGTTCCGCCGTCGAGAATCCAGCATCTACCCGCTTGACGGCTGCATCCACTTCCTGTACCGGGTTCAGATTGGTCCTTGCCGGTCCGTTCCAGGTACATCCCGTATATGCTTTCCGTATCGCCGGATCACTGAAAAATCCTGGTGCATGGATACGTCCCCGCGCGACTGCCTCTGCAAACCATTCCTCGTAGACCGGCTGGCAGAAATCGCTTGCAAACCAATCCCGCTGCATATTACAGGTGCGCCAGAACTCATTGAGTGCTCCGCGCGCTGCGCTGTAGCTGGTAGAAAACTGCTTAAACATGACTTCCGGTGGAATCTCCAGTGCTGCACCGATCTGCTTGATAATCGCGTCCGTGAACTTGTCGTAACCGGCGCTTGGATGTTTCGGATCTGCAAAGCTCACAGTCTCGCCAGGGTTCATGTTGAGGATTGCGCCTGGTCCCATCTCGATACTCCCTTGATCCGGAGAATCCAGCAGCTCGTCCGGCGGTAACATTTCCCCGAATGGCCGCGCGTCACTCGGCGCTGCAGGCTGTACGAATACAGTAAAATAGGCGGATATCACGGCGGCCGTAATCTCGGCATCCGTATATCTGCCTAACTGTTTCAATGCTTCCAGGACTGGTGCCAGTAACGGCACACCTCGTCTCTGTCCTATGCGTTCTCGATTCATAATGTGTAATACATTTCTTCTTCCGGTAGCTGTCCCGTAGGCCTCTACCCGTACCCAGTTCATTTCCCCAGGCTGCACCATTGCATCGTTGGACAATGGATGCCGGTTGCAGATCCAGAATGCCGTCACAGCGCCCTCTGAATCCGTTTCTACGCCTTGTACAATTTGTTCCACGTGAAAATTTTTTACATCACACGGAACCAGCCTGTCGTACAAATCCGGGCTGCATATCCGGTCGGCTTCGATCAGCCGCACCTGCAGACTATAGATCTGCCCCGGAATCGTTCGCTCGCGCATCGGAAGAAGGGCAACCGTGTCACCGTTCATGATGTAGCTTAGAAATGCAAGCTGCTGCAGCTTATAAAAATCATCCACCCGGTCGGCATCACAGGTCGGCTTTTCCGCCCATAAAGCAAATTCCCGTGTGATCTGCCCGTGAAGCGCTGCGGCCTCCTCCTCACTCAGCCCCAAAAACTCCGCATCAATCTGCGGTGTCGGCATCAGACCACCGGCTACCACATTGGTTCTCATGGTTTTCAGTGCTGCCGTTGCTGTCGGAACGCCCATATAAGCGTCACGGCTTCGCTGTCTCAGCGTATCAATGTTATCCTCAATATCCTCTTTCGCGCTGCCTCCGAAGTATTCCCAGCCCCTCATGCTTTTCTTTGTGGTATTCGCCCCGTAATTTCCATAACCGCTATTGATAACCGACAGCGTAGCCCTTGCCGCGGCTCTCTTTACTGCATGGACCGGGGCAACCGCGGCAACCGCCCGATCAAAGATATTTGGTTTTCCCATGTGCCCCTCCTTATACGTCGCGCTCTACAAAATGGTACATGCGGTTCCTGCCTCCGGTTTTCTCCTCTGCGTCGGCTTCGGCAAGCTTACCGGCCCAGTATTCCATTTCTTCGCGTATCTGCTTCAAGTCTGCCCTGGTCAGCATTCTTGTGCCGATCTGGTAGCTCTGACCGGTGGCAACACTTTCCTCTGCTGCCATCCAGGTATTTAATTTGTCCTGGCAGAGTTTTTTGCTGAATATTGCCATCTGGTTACTCCTTTCAAATTCCGCTGGAAAGACGGCGGCGGCCTGTCTGCTGCCGTCTCTGTGCTACCGGCTCCTGTTTTGTCAGTACCGGGTTTGCGATCTCCAGCGCTGCCGTTGCGTAGTTTCTCAGATCCAACGGCTCATTTCTTTTATGCGCTGTATCTTTCAGCTCCCACACAATTACACTTCTCCCTTTTCGGAACCGTACCACCATCTTCTCACTGGTAAGACCTTTGAAATAAATCTCGTCATACCCTGCTTCCTCATTCGACGGGAAATGGCAATAGTTCGGCCCTTTGGTTTCTATCTTCAATCGCTGGTAAAGCAGGCTCTTACCGGCATCAACGCCGATAATGAATAACGGTGTCTTCACGCGGTTACTGGTGCTTGGGTTCCGGATATACGGTACCTCCGAACCGCCTTTACCTTTGATGGCAAATATACGCCGCTCGTAGCGATCCTTCGTGAAGCGGTACACTTGATCCGTGTGGTGTCCGCCACTATCTACACAGCAGGCAATGATCCTCATTGCGGTTCCGTCCTGCTTATAAAAAGCACTCTGTAAGAAAGCATCCAGATCATCCCATACCTGTTCTTTCAGCATGTCTCCGAAGATCTTCTGGTAACGGATTCCCCAGCTTTCCTTTCCGGCTCCCCAGCCGACGACCTCAACCTCAAAACGGTCATCCTGCACATCTACACCTGCAGTCAGCACCAGAACATCCTCCGGTACCTCGGCATTATAGATCTCGCGCCGGTTGTAAAGCTCTGTATCGTCCACATGTTCGCCCTGTTCTTCCCAGGTCTCGCCAAGCTCCGTATTGACCCATACCTTCATGCCCTCCGGATTCCCCTGGTCTAACTGCTCCTTTGCAACGATAAACTTCTGTACAATCTCATTCCATCCGCAAAAGGTAGAAGCAAGCGTATTCAGGTGGAATCCTCTTGCCTCCGCTCCTGGGTTTTCCGCCACAAACTTTCCATACTTTCCTTGTGCTTTCCATTCGTACTCACCAAGCAGCACTCCGCAGCGTTCACAGCAATACTTGATCTCTTTGTCCGGATTTTCTTTGTCGTATACTACATTCGCCCACACAAGCGGTTGATAATGGCCGCATTCCGGACACGGTACGTTCCATTCCTCCCGTGTGGACTGGTTAAACTCTGTCTCAATCCGGCTGTGTCCTTTAATTACCGGCGTACTGACCATAACGGTCTTCTTGTCCCAAAAGGTAGTTTGTCTTTTCTGCGCCAGGGATAAAGGATCGCCCTCTGTTCCGGCGCTTGACGGATATCGGTCTACTTCGTCGGCCAGGACTACTTTGATCGGACGGCTTGCAAGGCCGGTCGCGCTGTTCGCCCCGACGATGGTGATATGGCCGCCTGGGAAATTCTTTTTCATGATGGTGTTTCCGGAGTACCGGCTTTTAATATCCACCTTATCCCGCAGCTCCGGCGTATCCCTTATCATTGGTGCCAGACGGTCCTTGCTGAATGTCTGCCCCATATCAAGCGTAGGCTGCATAACCAATATCGGGGCCGGTGCGTAATCCATGTAATATCCCAACGTGTTAAGGATGAACGCATCTGTTTTTCCGATCTGTGCAGCGCTCATAATCACTACTTTTCGCACATGGCGGTCTCCGATGGCATCCATGATTTCCCGCTGGTACGGTGCCTTATCCGTCCTCCAGCGCCCCGGTTCCGCGCTCGCTTCCGGGCTTAACATCCGGTATTGATCCGCCCACTGGCTCAGTGTCATTTCCGGTGGCGGTTTCAGGATCGCCGCGCACCTCGATATCATGTCCGCTGTCTCTTTTCTCGTATCCATGCTCGTCCTCTCTGGTAGCTTTTCCATCCAAACCAATCTCGGCCCTGTAACCGCTGAATACCTCCAGAGTTTCTTTCAGCTCCCGTTCCAGCTCGTCGAAGATATCCGCCTGCTTTCCTCCCATCGTCGCCAGTTTTGGAGATAATTTCGCCGGTAATGATAACAGGCGGCTCCGGAAGTTCAGGAGCATGTTCTTGAGTGCAGCTTCTACCACTGTTACTTCGAGTAATGATCCCTGCCGTAACTGGTTCTCCATCTCTGCAGCTTTCCGCTTTTCTGCAGTCAGCTTTGTACGTTCCGTATTCAGATTCTCTTTTCCGGCACCGCCCAGGTACTTGATATATTTAAGAACCGTCTGCTGCAGATCATAAAGTCCCGGCTTGGCTTCCTGGATGATCCCATCATCCCTGAGTTGTCTTACCCGGCGTTCCGTTACTCCGATCCACTGCGCTACTACCTTGCTGGTATATAACTTCATGATTCTTCGTTCTCCGTTTCTTCGGGTTCCCTGACCTCGATATCATCCGATAAATCAATCGCGCCGGTCGCCCGCATCTTCAAGATTTCAAGGCGCTGCTGTTCAATCTCCATGCGGCGTTCACTGTCTTCCAGGGCGCGCAGGCTGTTCGCTATCGTAGCAATACGCCCTTGCACCTTATAAAGCGCTTCCTGCAGTTTCAGGACACGTTCAAAGGCGCTGTCCTTGTTGTACATACCCATGTTTTGAATCGCGCCATCCTGCTTTCCCTTTGGGCCTCTCATATCGACTACGCTGTTGACATACAGGGCATCCTCCGGCTCCGCCTCATATTTTGCAATCTTTTCAAGTATCTTGTGCTCCCGGACCTTTAGGATCTGCATTTCGTGTTCCAGCGCTTCCCGGCTTTCCATAGGCGTTTTTTCTGCAAGTTCCTTTTCCTGATCCGTCAGCATATCAAAAAAGACAGCGCTGTAAGCTCCGTCTTTTTCTGCATTCTTATTCCGCAGCGGTGCTCCTTTATGGCTTCCTGCTGCATTCTTTTTCCCGGCACTGTTCCTGTTTCCTGGTTGACCGCCTCTTTTTTTCTTAGGCAGTGCCTCGTCCCACTTGTCCGCTGTTTTCCAGTTCCGCAAGGTCTGATAGGTAACTCCCTGCTGCTCTGCCAGCTCTCGCAGGTTTACCGTTTCGCCGCTGCTCCTGCGGGCGATGTACTCAGCCTTGGCGGTGTCTCGTTGATCGCTCCGCTTTGGCATGTCGCACCTCCAAATAGAAAAACCCGCAGCCATCAACGCTACGGGTCTACAAAATTATCATGTTATTAAATTATCATGAAAAACCTGTCAAAGTTGCTAACTTTGAAAATTTTTTCTTAATTTCCCA